CGCTGTCGAGATCTTCCCACGCTTGCAGGTCGCCTTGGTCGAGGCTCGTGGCGAGTGAGACGCCGAACGACTCCGGATCGGATTCCGCCAGATCCATGACATACGATGCGAGATCGCCCTGCGGGCTGCGAAATGCCGCGTCTGCGATGTGCAGGTCGCCGCGAATTTTGTCGCCGTCGATGCGAAGATTTTTCCATCGCCCGAGATGGGAACCCATCCCGTCGCTGCTCATGTTGGGGTGGGTGAATCGAGCCTTCAGCCCGTTTCGCGACCGCTGGCCAAGCTCCTGCACCTGCTGCAACGTTTTCGCGTCGACGGTGAACGGGCGGTCGTCGTTGATGTCGCCCAGCTGCATCATGCTCGCGCCGAAAATTACGCGGGCTGCTCGATCGACTCGCGTCGGCAGTTCTGCTGTTCGATCGGTGCGAAACATTCCGGCATCAGGAGCCGTGTTGATTGTTTTCATTTTTCACTGCTCCTGCGGTGTTGCTGGTTCTTCAGGCTGGCTGGCGACTGGTGCCATTTGCGGTTCTGGGTCGACCGATGCAGGCCCGAGCCCGATTGACTCGCGATATTCTTGCAGCCGCTTTTCCATGTCGGCTTTTTCTCGCAATTCCCGCTCGATCTGCTGAAGCGTCTCGGTGAAATCACGACCGCGACTTGCGAGCGATTCCGTTTGAGTCGTTAGCCCTGCTTCGATCGCCTGGACGTCTGCCCGGACCTCCTTTTCCGGATCGACCCACGGCCAGCCGGGCGGAATCCACTGATGCTGCAGGAAGTGGTCGCGGTGCTGCTCGTAGGTGATCAAATCAACCGGCACTGCACCCTGATAGACACACTGATCGACAAAACGGCCCCAGAGCGGTCGATACTGAGACTCGATCGGGCAGGTTTGCCAAATCCGGAACGTGACTCGCCCGTCAATCAGGGCGAGCCTGCCGCCGCTGAAATTGTTGGTAAATTGTTTTGCGAGTAGTTCGTAGGGATACCGCAGGGACGCCGCCACGCCGTGCAATGCCCACTCGACGTACGGGCCGAGAGTTGAGCCGGGGCGGGCGGGATCGCTGAATGTGATGCCCTCGCCTTCGCTCAGGTAGTTGATGGTGCCCGGCGCTAAATCCTCCAAATCGGATCGCGGCAAACTGCCGCTGGCCGTCCGTGCAGATTCGGCCAGCAAAACGGGATCGGTCACGCCCGTCACAAATGCCGAATGACAGGCCGCGACCTGCTCAGCGACGAGATTCGCGTGAACGAAATCTTTTAAATCTTTCAGTTTTCCCATCGCGGGCGACAGCCACGGAATGCCGCGCAACTGCCCCGGAATCGTCTGCTCGTAGCAGTGCAGCAGGTCGTCGAGACTGACTTCAGTTTCAGTCAAATTGTACGAATGTGAATCGCCGGGCAGTTGCTTCGCGACAAATGCTGCGACCGGGTTTCCGTTGTTGTCGAGCCGAAGCCCGAGCCGCCGGTTCTGCGTGTTGCTGCCGGGCCTGAGACTGTGCAGCGGAATTCGCTGCGGATGAATCACCTGAATCGCCAACGTGACCGGCTTCGTCCGATCGTCGTCGTCGGCCATGTGCAGCCACGATTCGCCGAAAATCCCGTTGCATCGCTCAAGCTGCCGTTGCTTGTCGTAGAATTTTTGATGCCTCGCCCAGATCGACCAGAGCCGTTCCAGTTCAGCGTTCAGCGTCTCCGCCTGTCCGGGCGTGATCACTCCACGTTTTGCCTGAATTCGCGACTGCGGGCGAATACCAGCCCCGATAACATTGTCTACGCGACCATTGATCGCGGAGGCAGCGAAACAATCGTTTCGGTACAGGTCGAGAGCCCGGTCAATCATCGTTTCGAGTTCAGTCGATATTGCGTCGTTGCTGCTCAGTTTGCTTGCGAGCCACCGGTCGCCGCGTAACCGGCCATGATCTGCCGCCTCGTGTGCGGAGAATCGAGCCGCCGCACGCTCCGCCAGTGCCATTCTCAATTCGTGATCGACCCGCGAGCGAATCCGGGACGAACTGAGTCGCGGGCTGATCCGGGCGAGAATCGCGTCAAACCGAGTCGGCTTTGCTGCCGCCCTGATTCGGCTTGCGATCGGGGTTTCGGTTTCACTGCTCATTGCCGGAACCGTACAGCGTTGCGAGACGCCCTCAGACCGCCGGAGGATTGCCGACGCAGATCCGCGATTCGGCTGTCGAGTTCGGCGAGCCAGACCGATGTTGGTTCTTTGCTGACCGTTTGCCCGTCGACTGTGTAGGTGACGACAGGCGCGCCACTCAGCAGACCGGATTCGACCCGGTCGCGAAGTTCCTCAAACAGTTGCAGCCGCTGTGATGGTGATCGTGCCATGCCGGGATTGTTGCCGACAGCGGGCAGGAATGCAGGCGGGGTTTCCAGAGCAGCAAAACCGCGCATGAAAAAACCCCGGTTGTGGCCGGGGTTTGTGTGATCGTCATTTGCCGGGCCAGCCGTCAATTTTGCTGCCTGCTGCGTAAAGTGTTTTCGTGGATCCGGTGTTTTGTGAGGCGAGCGTTTTCGATTGCCTTCTCGGCCGCCTCGATTGCAAAGACGACCGCCTTTGCCGCTTCGGCGTCTTCGCAGTCGACCTTCATCAGGTCGTCAATATTCTGCCGCAGTGTTCGCTGAAGGGAGAATATCGTTCGCAGCGCTTCGCAATTAACTCGTCGTGTCGTCATTGTTTCGCCTTTCGTGGCTGTTGTGTTTGTCGCTCGTCGTTGTGACTTGCGTGTAGGGATTATCGACTATTTTGACCTGGAAGTCAAACCTATTCAGCAAGAATACAAAAAACCCCGAAAGATTTTTTCCGGGGTTTGGTGGCGGGCTGTGGCTCATTTTGCCCGTTTCTGCCGTCTGCTCAGTTCCATGCTGCAATAGTGGATTTCGTCGAGATAGTAGCCCACGTTGTCATTCCAGCCTTTTCCGGTTTCTGCAGCCTGTCTGGCGTCTGAAATTGTGAACCGCAATTCTGTATCAGTCATTTTGCGGCATCGTTTCTGGTATCCTGAGTGATCCATCGTTTTCATCGTTTCGCCTTTCGTGGTTTGCTTGCTCGTCGTTGTGACTCGCGTGTTAGGATTATCGACTATTTTGACCGGGAAGTCAAACCTATTCGCCCTGATTCGAAATTTTTTTTCAAATTTCCCCCGAAATCATCGCGGGACGGTCGTCTTGAATTTGTGACCGCATTCGCAGCCCCGGTACTGGATCTTGAGATCAGCGTTGCCCTGAGTCGCCCGAACGGTCGCGTATTTTCCGCACTGCGGACACAAACCGAATCCCGGCACGTCGTACCACTGGACGCGACGCGGCGGTTGCGGGCTGCTGGCGGCCCATGCTGGCGATTGTGGCTGTTTCATTGCTTCAGGCTCCTGACAAATTTTTCGCGGCGTTTCCGTTTCGGTTTCTCCGGCTGATCTGCTGTAGCCGCCACCCTGCGACGCTCCGCCAGTGCTGCGTCAGATTGTAGCACAGACAGCCCGACGAATGACATATAGCAGGCGTCGAGCAAGTGGTTCCGAGAGAATGTCTGCACCCATCGCACTGACGTGCCTTTGCCGATTTCGAACTGCTGCACCTCCCGCTCTGCCGTCAGTTGCCGGGCGAGTTCCGCCCGCCCTTGCGGTTTGTCGGTACGAGGCAGCAGCAAGGCCCCTGCCGCATCCTGATCGACTGACAGAGCCTGATGCACGCGGCGTTTCCAATGGTCGGCGTTGTTTTGGTACTCTCGGAGCGGCCGCCGCCCTTGCGTGAACAGGACGTCATGCCAGCCCTCACCGATCCGGAGCGACTGACGCGACTGCCGTTTTGGTGCCGTGTATTTCAAACCGCGATGCTGGCGGAACCCGAATCCCATCGCCGTCTGCCATGTGTTGTCGCGTTGCGATTCTTCGCGGATCAGATCCGTTTCCCAGCCCGAGTCAATCAGTGTGATGTCTGCCGACCTGTTGCCGGTCCCTGATTCCGGTTCCCAGCCCGCCGCGAATTTCTCCTGTAGCGTTCGGATCGCCTGCCGCAGTGCGGTCTGTAAGTCGCTGAGTTCCCGCAGGATCGGCTCGAACCCGTAGTCGATGCAGAGCAGCCGCCCGTTTTTCTGCTCAGCAGTCACGAACCAATCTAACTGAGCCGACCGGACGTCGACGCCCGCCGCGATTCTGACTGTGTCGTCAGGCACCTCGCCGCGTCTGTGATCGTGCTGCCGGAGCATAATTGTCCGATGGTCGAGCGGCTCCAGTTGCGTCTCTGCCGGGCGGGCAGGCAGTGCCCATGTCCACTGCAACAACTCGCGCTCAGCAAGCTCCTGATCGACTTCGCGTTCTGCTCGCCATTCGTCGCCGCCGATGATCGCAGAAGTCACGAACGTATTTGCAGCGGCCGAATAACGAAACCCGAGCGTTTTCGTTTCCGGAATCTTGCCCGTGATCCTGCCGGTTTTGGCGACCGACTGACCGCGATGCAACAGGACTGCCGACCGGAGTTGCTGCAAGCGTTTTTGATCATCGAACACGATGCCGCATTCCGGGCACGACCATCGGGCGAGACGCTCCGCCGCTGATTCGGTTTCGGAATCCTGCCAGCCGATCAAATTGTCGCGACCTGGGCTGATGTACTTGCCGCACGAATGGCAAGGAAAAACAACCTCACCAGCCGTGCCCTGCTGCCACTCCTGCCACATTCTGCCGTGTTCTGTCGTGACAGTCGATTCGAGATAGACGCGAGCCTGACCGCTTGCCCGGTAAGCCCTGACGCGACCCTCCATCTGTTTGAGTT